ATAGTAATCATTGATATCTGTTATCGTTTCACTAGGAACGTCTGGAATCTCGGTTCCAGCATTCCATTGTAATTGCTTTCCTATAAATGCATATATGTAGGATTTTCTGACGGTAGGCAGATAAGAGTTTGCTGCGATGTCAAGTAGGTTGTAGACCTGCTTTGCGAGTAACGTTCTGAAATTTTTGGTAATTAGTGATGGCATAATTCTATTTATCTCACTTTTTCTATTCTAGCCAGCAAATTATTTCCGTTGCCGCGTATTTGTGTTGTCGTAAAAATTGTGTTTGCATTCACAGTGTTTACTCTAACAACTTCAGGATAAATCACATTTATTGTCGCAGAAGTTGATGTTACATTTATTGTCGTGGACAAAATTGCATGTGAAACGTTGACAACTTCTCTAACAGTGGCTGTATTACCTGTGGACAAAAGTATCGTATCGCCGTCTTGTAGGTCGTTGATGAAGTTTACGCTGTTTGCATTTCCAAACATGACATTGGAGCCGGACACCACATTTACTGTGTTTGATATTCCTCTACGAACGGAATCAACAATAATAACATCACCAACGTTGACGATAGATACTAAATTAGCTGTTGCACTTGTGCTGATAATTTTTGTAGTATTGAACATCACATTGTATGTGTTTGGCAAGTCATCAATTGTCACATAGCTTAGTGTATTGGCTATAGTGATGTTCTCATTATTATCATCCATTCTATATGTAAATGTTTTTGTGCCTAATGGATGAACAATATCATTCAATGGCTTTTTGAATTTTGCATAGTCCGTTGATGACTTGATTACGTATGAGAAATTATGGTATTTGATGCCATCCTGAAGTCTCTTATCTGAACTTGGTTGGCCATCAGTGTTCAAGTAAATGCCTGGATATCTGATTAGACCATTTTCAAATTTAGCTGTTGCTCTTGCATTACCATCACCATAAAACACGGATGTTACCACGTTTGCGGTAACTGCTGCAATTGCAGACTCAGAATCATACTTGATAATTATATCGCGATTTAGTGTTCCGATGTAGTTGAAAATTCTGAGTGTTAACGTTGCATCATCATAATTGTCAACAAACGCCCTGAACGTGAAGTTTGTGTTTGACGTTCCTTGATATACAACTGTGTTTGAAACAAACAGTTGGCCTTCAGTCACATTTGATAGTAACAAATCAGCATTTCTCAGTGAGATTATTGGTGCGGAAACATAATCGTATCCAAAGCTAGTTATCTTCAGTGTAGTAATTGCGCCAATTCTTGACGTGGACAACTGATACTCATCACCCGAGCCAGTTACCTCGGATACCACCAAAACTGCACCTTGACCCGATGTTGATTGTACGGAAAGTGTGGGAAGACTCTCATTCGTATATCCTTCACCACCTATAACATATGCGCCTGTTGAATGCACATTTATTGTTGCGGATGTTATTATTCCTGCAGAAACATTTACATAACCATTTGCGCCATATCCGGAACCGCCGGTAAATATGATACTGTCGCCATTCTGATAGCCTGTGCCACCATTGACAACTCGTATTCTGCCCAATGATCCTATTTTATAGAGATCATTTCTATTGATCTTATATACTTCCAGAATTCCTTGCGCACCACCAAATCCAATATCCACAGGAAATGTTTCATTGAAAAATAATGTATTTGCCGTAACGTCAGAAACTTCTCGAACTTCCTCAAACTTGTTTTGCACAAAAAGTCTAACATAATCACCACGCTCAACATCTACTGTAAAGTCTTGACCTGGTGTATTATCGACTATAATTCTAGAACCCTTTAGTGCAATTGCGGAAGAAATTATTAGTGAATCTGAAAAATCCTCATTATATAAACTGTATGTTTTGATTGTAGGTTTCTGTCTATAACCGCCGCCGCCTGTGTCCAATAGAACAAACGATATTGGATGAACCGAAAATTCAGAATATGTCGATACGTTTTGAACAGTGGATGTTTCTATTGCTGCTATGGTTATTGTTGCACCGTCCAACAATGATACTGTCATGGTTGACACATTCACATTTCGCGTATTTGATGTGTCAACTAAACTTACAGTTGCTTTTGCTTCTTGACCAAGGGATGAAGCATCTATAAAACCTCCTTTGAAATCCACAATTGATGTTGGAGTATCCGCATATAAATCATCCAAAGGATTTCTAAATCCAAATCCACCATCTGTGATAAAAAGATTTTCTACGCCACCACTTGTCGTCTCCCCAACAAATGCAATCGCACCAATTGGATTGTTTGCTAGAGGATTCAAACCACCAACAATAGTTACAGGATCACCCTCAACAAATCCCGCTGACGTAAATGTGCCGCCGGTATAAAATGCGCCACGGAATCTAGGATCAATTTTTATTTCAGATAGTGATCCAATCAGTCTAGAATTAACCGTAACATTTAAATTTGTTATTGGATCGATATAGTTTGCAACTATAGTTTCGCCCGTATCAAATAATCTTTTGACGTTTGACACATACAACTCAATGTATGTGATACCCAACTGTCTATCAACAGACTGTGTGACTTTTTCAACAATCGCGGTGGCTTTAGATGTTTGTCCAACAATCAGAGTATTTTCTATGTTGAAAATATTCAAGTCGTTTGTGTCTACACGCAGCGCCAGCGGAAGAACCCATTTACCATCAGATGCAATTAAAATTTCATCTTTGGGATAATAAATGTCAATGTTTTCGTTGAACAAGGCTCTGAACAAAAATTTTATAGAGTCTTGTGTGCCACTTGACTTATAAAATTGCGTGACCAACTTCAGAAACAGTCTTTTATCTGAGACTACTTCTTGTGGAAAATATGGCAACAAATCATTTTTTAACTTATCTAGGTAGTACTCATTCGCTTCATCAATGTCTTTAGATAGTTGAAGTTGATTTATTCCACTAGAAACATTTTGCTGTGTCTCCAACCATTCATAATATTTCTCAAGGAATGTTACGAATACAGGATAGTCATTTCTAACAAAGTCGGGTAATTGTGTTCCGACAATTGTTGATGTTTTTACGTTTGTCATTGTTATATCGCGACAGTTTTGACTGTAATACTTGTTGGATCATCCGCATCCAGGACCAACATCTTATCTAGCTTAGATTGGATGATCTTTATTCCTGGTCTAATGTGTACCATAATGTCGCCAAAACTATTGTTCACAGCAATAGGATTAAATGCCTCAATTGCTATTTTACCTAACTGATAGTCGATTGTGCCAACAACGCCATTATTTCTGTTAGCATTTATTACAATTTTTGTGCTTTGGCTACTTGTTGCATCTGTTTTATAGTAAGCAATTCTCACTTGACCATATCTACCCTGTAAAACACCTAGTCCTGATGCTAATCTTCCGCCCCCACCTATTATTTGAACAGCAACGGATGTGTATCCTATACCAGGATTCGTAACATTAATCTCAGTAACTTTACCGTTCACGACAACCGCAACAGCTTTGGCTCCTGTGCCATCACCAATAATTGTTACTGTTGGTGTTGATGTGTATCCAAAACCCGTGTTCGTAATTGTGATTGATTCTAGTCCTGAGAAAGATGATGGCACTTCCTCAAAGAAACACTGTCTCTGTACGTTCGTTTCATCTAATAAAGTGAAGTCGGGTGAGGAATAAAAATTGTCATCGGTTGTTCCGCGAGCCAATTCCAATCCAAAATCCAAAACATAGTTGTTGGTTTGTGTCAGACTTGGTCTAAACTTCTTAGCAACAAACGCTTCAACCTCATTTGAAATAATGGCTTTATCATATGCATCAATTGCAGTCTCAAGACCTGAATATCTAAAATAGCTGTTGAATTGATTCAAGTTTATATTGCAGTAATTTTGCATTACTGTTTTTGTACCAACAATCAATTCTGAGTCTGATTTTATGGTTTTTGTTTTGTCGTAGTAAACGACAGCTTCAAGTTTTAGGAAGTTGTAGTTTACATCAACGATTTCCGGATCAACGGTCAATATACTAATCGGACGTATGATATTCTGTGTTACAAAGTCTTTTTCGGTTTGCGTTACCTCAAAGCCTAATTTTGGCTTTGCAGCAATGAACACTTTGCCGAAAACTGGTGGCTCATTTTCTTCTCCACCCCATACGTTCACTGCTTCAAAAGCAGGATATTTTTGCTGGATGATTCTAATGTAATCATTCTTGGTGACAGCGCGATTCTGTGATAGGAGACTTAGTGGTGCAGCAAACTTTATCTGGTCCACAGTCTCCCTATTATTACCGCCAGAAGCGGCTAACTGGGAATTCACTATGATGGAACTCAATCCACTGATCGGAGTTGTTGAGATAAAATTGTTAGACTTGTTCGCAGCTTCACCATTAGTTAACAAATACTGAACATCAACTACACCACCATCGGGTAACTTTTTACTCAAAACGTTGTCACCAAAATAAATTTGGTACTGGGCGTTGTTTCCCTCTTGCAGATAATACACAGTGGAATTAGCAGATAAACCGAGTGCGTCTGTTGCAATTGTATATACTGTACTGTCTGAGTTTGCTGATGACTGTCTCACACTTACAGTCAAAGTTGATGTGTCAACATTGCTGTCAGGAATACTAAAAATTTGTCTTGGATTACTTGAATAACTGTTCGTATATGAATACTGAACATACTGTCCTTCGTATACAGGAATATTACTGAATACGAAATTTTGCCCCGTCTTAGTCGCCGTATGTGATGTTAGAGTAACAAAACGATACGAAACGCCATCCAACTGTGATGAAAGCAGAACATAGCCTTTAGGAATTGTCAAACTTCCTGGTGTGGCATTGTCTGTCTGTACAGTGATGTTGACTATCGCCATAGGAGCTTTTACTGATCTTGGTGTATAGCCGACTCTCTTTGCGTGGGATACTACAGAATTTCTGAGTGATGCGCTATCCAAAAATGATTCGTTGGCGATCATATTCAGATAGTATGAGTTATAGTGTGTGTTGTATGCCAAAACATCCAACAAAATATTCAGGCCTGAACCCTCAAAATCATAGTCTTGAAATTCAGATTGTTGTCTTAGGAAGTTTCTAAGATTATTTTTTATAGAGTCAAAATCTAACTCTGTTACGTTTAGACGATCAGCCATTTTACCTGTCTCGCTGTAGGAAGAATTGTATTGTTATCGGTTCTGTTCTGTTGATTATTGTGAACGTCATGCCGACACTGTATGTGTTATTATCATAATTTGGAGACACAGATACTTCATCAACTGTAACTCTCGGCTCATAGTTTCTTAATGTCTCTACGATAGCTCGTTTGAGTGCTGATGCAGTAATTGTGTCCATTGGTTCAAACAACAGACTTCTCACACTTGAACCAATCTCCGGTTGAAACAACCTCTCATACCGAGAGGTTGAAATTAAATTTTTCACTGAGTTGATAACCGCCATATCATCGACATGTTTGTTAACGTCCTTTTTTATGGGATGTTTGGTGAATGCCAAATCCAGGTCTTTATACTGTCTTGTTGTTTTTGCGACTAATGTTGCCATGGCTTATTTATCAGGTGTTTGCTGAGATTTTTTGCTTATATTCATCTGTTCCTATCAAAGTATTGATCAAAAAGGATTGTGTATTTCCTACGTTCTCCAACTTATCAATACGACTGTAATCTTCAAGTAAGATTGATCCTTGCCTGAAGAAATTCCAATCATGAAGTCTACGTGTACTTAACATTCCACTAGCAGTTTGTAAATGTGATACTATTAAATTTGCGGAGGTGGACGAAATATTTGACACTACGTTGCTATTTACATCCAAATACAATGATGCATTTAGTGTAGGATAGTCGCCTGTAATAATTGTCAGATTCGCTGCAATTTCCTCACCGATGAACAAACTTGTCATATTGCCCAATACAGGTGATGAGTCTTGAATGCCATCGGTGTTATTGAGTAACATCAACAAATCTTGCCCCAATTGTACAGCAGAATCATAATCTGGGTATTCAATGACTGGAGAACCATCTTCAGGTACGGTAGCTTCAGCTTTAGTCACACCAGCAACATTTGATGTGTGTTGTTTGAATAACTCTATTTCCGTTAAAAGTGTATTTGCTGATGATGATAGTGCCGCACCATTTGCTGTATCATATGCAGTAATAGTCAACATAATATTATACAAATTTTGTGTGCTTGATTGTAGCTGATTGCACACATTCAAGACTGGATTTTTGTAATAATTTGTTACGACAATTGTGCCGTTAGCAAGATCATTTTTTTGCCATGTCTCTAGCGATACTGGTTGCGTGTTTAGAAAGTCTTTTGTGTTGTCGCTCAGAAAAATTGCGTCACCAAATTTACCTGTGTCAAAACTGAAACTCAATCTGTTGAATACGTTTGCGCCTGCCATTCAAATCTCCATTATAACATTTTACGCAAAGGTGTGGACGTTGGTCCCTTTGGCGCTTTATGTATGTGTGAATTATATTGTGTTCGCATAGTCATCATTGTTCCGAGGACGTCTTTTACCATAATACCCTGTATTAGTGGAGCCTTCACAGATACTCCTGCAGTGATATTCGTTGCCACGGTCGCAGACAACTGAGTTGCCACAGGAAATCCAATGGCTAGTCCACCCAACTCAGAAACAAATCCAAGCGGACCTGCTGTAACCTGTGTGCCCGCCTGAACTTTTGTCAATGCTGTGATGATATCTGCATAGACTGAACCAGCCACGTTCAGATCACCGGAAATATAAACATCATCGGGCAAGTTGAAATAAATGGAACCTGAAGGCGCTGGACTAGCTGGATTACCACAGTTGAAAGACATATCTTCATATGATTGGCGAACACTGTTTCCAATTACTGTTTGGGTATAATTACCACGAACTTCCTGCATTAGATTGCCGTCTATTCGTTCATACTTATCACCCTTGACATGGACAATTGAATCGCCATCAATAGTAATATTGCATACACCTTTTATCAATACGTTATTTTTACCAGCAACAATCTCATAGTTATCGCCGATAACTTTCGTTACCATGTCACCGTTGGACTGCATCTCAAAGAACGTTCCTACTCCATCGGTTTTTGCGCCACCATGTTGTAAGCGAATGCGCTCACGATTTTTGGTGTCATCCATTTCAAATGAATGACCTGACGTAATTACTA